GGGTGGAATATTATATTTTTTGATGTTCCATATCTTATTAATCGTATATGTTATGTTCTTAACAAATCATTTGCAAAAAAATGATCTCCTTGGAATGATTTAAAAGTTAAAGAAGTAACAAAAATGGGAAAAACACAAACGGTCTATGAAATTGTGGGTGTTGCAACTTTGGATTATTATGAACTATACACAACATTTACATATGTGAATCAGGAATCATATAAGTTAGATCATATTTCATATGTTGAATTAGGAGAAAATAAAATATCCTATGACGAATACGATACAATATCTGACTTCTATAAAAATGATTTCCAGAAATTTATGGAATATAATGTTCGAGATGTTGAACTTGTAGTCAAACTTGAAGAGAAGATGAAACTTTTAGAACTTGCTGTCTCCCTTGCGTATGCAGCAAAGGTAAATTTTATGGATGTGTTTGGTCAGGTGAGAATGTGGGATTGTATAATTTACCATTATCTTATGGAACACAATATTGTTCCTCCACCAAAAACTACAGGAAGAAAAGATGAACAATATGCAGGTGCATATGTAAAGGAACCAATTACTGGAATGCATGATTGGGTTGTGTCGTTTGATTTAAACAGTCTGTATCCTCACCTGATTATGCAGTACAACATTAGTCCTGAAACTAAGATTTCAGGATTTGCTTCCCTCGATAAAGATTATACAATTACACCAAATGGTATTCTTAAAGAAGATAATGACCGAGTAATACAAGCCTTAACTAAATTAACAGATGAAGGTCATTCGGTTGCCGCAAACGGAACTTGCTACACAAAAGAACACAAGGGATTTCTGCCGGCACTCATGGAAAAGTTATACAAAGAGCGTAAAATGTATAAGAAGAAAATGATTGAATGCCAGAAGAGACAACAAGCAGGAGAAAAGAACCTTGAAAAAGATATTGCAAAGTACAACAACTTTCAGTTGGTTAGAAAAATTCAATTAAACTCTGCTTATGGTGCGATTGGTAATGAGTGGTTTAGATATTATGATGTTCAAATGGCAGAAGCAATTACTCTGTCTGGACAATTAAGCATCCGTTGGATTGCTAACAGACTCAATGAATTTTTAAACAGAACTTTAGAAACGGAGAATTATGATTATGTTGTCGCATCTGATACAGATAGTGTCTATCTTCGTCTTGGGAATCTTGTGGACAAAGTATGTGGGGGTCGCTCCAAATCGGAGGTGGTTGAATTCCTCAACAAAGCATCCGAAGAAATAATTCTTCCATTCATTAGAAAACAATATGATGAACTTGCAGAATTGATGAATGCATATGAAAATAAGATGGTGATGGATCGAGAATGTATTGCAGACAAAGGAGTATGGACTGCAAAGAAGCGATACATGATGCGTGTCTATGATTCAGAAGGCATTCGTTATGATGAACCAAAGGTGAAGATCATGGGAATTGAAACGACTCGTAGTTCTACACCACAAGTTGTCCGTGATTCATTAAAAGAGGCCATTAACTTAATTTTAACTACCGATGAAAACACGGTGATTAAATTCATTGAAGATTTTCATGAAAAGTTTAATTCGTTTGATCCAGAAGAAATTGCATTTCCGCGTGGTGTGAATGGGTTAAAAAAATATACAGATGGAAATAACATTTATAAAAAATCAACACCAATCGCAGTTAAGGGTGCTTTAATTTATAATCATTACATAAAGAAAATGAATCTTGGTAAAAAATATCCTGTCATACACAGTGGAGATAAAATTAAATTTTTATATCTGAATAAACCAAATCCTTTGGGGGGACAAGCAGGAATAGATCATGTTGTTTCTTTTGTTAACAAAATACCAAAAGAATTTGATCTTGGGGGATTTATTGATTATGATTTACAGTTTGAAAAATCTTTTCTAGATCCTCTAAAAACTATTTTAGATGTGGTTGGTTGGAAACACGAAAAGATTAATACATTGGAAGGTTTGTTCGCATGACCTACAATTTTAACAAGAAAGAAATAATAATTATAAAAGAATTGATTGATATGGAAATAAAAAATAAAAAAGACATAGCATCTAAATTGTTAAATACACCCGCAGAACAATCTAAGTTAGAAGAATATGAAGATGTTATTGACAAGTTAAAAATATTAGGGTATATTATAGAGAAACTACAAAAGGAATCTAAGTGATGTCAAAATTAATTTATGATCTAATTAAAACTTCAGGAAACGAATTAGCAAGCGTTGTTTCAGATGGTGTAGAAGGAGATGTCAATGATTTCGTTGATACTGGGTCTTATGCTTTTAATGCTTTACTTTCTGGCAGTTTGTATGGGGGTATGGCTAATAATAAAATTCTTGCGTTGGCTGGTGAATCAGCAACGGGTAAGACATATTTTGCGTTGGGGATTGTACATAAATTTCTGTGTGATAACTCTGATGGTGTTGTTTTATATTTTGATACAGAGCAAGCAGTAACATCAAGCATGTTTGGGGAAAGAGGAATCGATTCTACTAGGATTGCTGTATTCCCTGTAGCCACGGTAGAGGAATTTCGTCATCAAGCAATTTCCGTTGTTGACAACTATAAGGAACTTCCACAAACAGAAAAGAAACCAATGCTTATTGTTCTCGATTCTCTTGGAATGCTTTCTACTATGAAAGAAATGACTGATACTGCCGAAGGTAAAACAACAAAGGATCTGACCCGCGCTCAGGTTATTAAAGCAACATTCCGAACATTGACTTTAAAGTTGGGTGCTGCTGGTATTCCACTGATCATGACAAACCACACTTATGATGTCATTGGTTCTATGTTCCCGACGAAGACGATGGGCGGTGGATCTGGACTTAAGTATGCTGCAAGTACTATTGTTTACCTTTCAAGGAAAAAAGTTAAGGAAGGAACCGAAGTAATTGGTAATATTATTCATTGTAAACTCTTTAAGTCTCGTCTTACTAAAGAGAATTCTATGGTAGATGTTATGCTTGATTACGATAAAGGATTAAACCCATATTATGGTTTAGTTGATCTAGCAGTAAAGTACGATATATTTAAAAAGGTATCTACTCGTATCGAACTTCCAGACGGAAGAAAGGCATACGAAAAAAGTATTTACAAGGAACAAGAGAAATATTTTACAGATGAAATTATGTGGAAATTGGAAAAGATAGTTTCAAAAGAATTTAAATATGGGTCAAGTGTTTCTAAAATTGTAGAGGAAGAAGTTACTGAATGACTGTCGAAGATATCATTTTAACAAATCTATTATTCAATGATGAATATTCTAGAAGAGTTCTTCCTTTCATAAAGGAAGATTATTTTCAAGACAGAACAGACAAAATTATTTTTGATCTGATAAAAAAATACACATTGAAATATAATAATCTTCCAACAAAAGAAGCACTGTCTATTTCATTAGATAATGTTTCTAATCTATCACAAAAAGATTATAAAGATTGCTTTGATAAATTAAACAAATTTGATTCTTCCAAGATCAAACAAGATATTCAGTGGCTGTTTGATGAAACAGAAAACTTCTGTAAAGACAAAGCAGTATATAATGCAATAATGGAATCAATCCATATTATTGATGAAGATAATAAAAGTGATAAAACACCAACGGCTATACCTGAAATTTTGTCTGAGGCTCTTGCAGTTTCTTTTGATACGCATATCGGTCATGATTACATAGAAGATTATAATGACAGATATGAATTTTATCATCAAATCGAAAAGAGAGTTCCGTTTGATCTTGAGTTTATGAATAAAATTACAAATGGTGGGACTCCACCAAAAACTTTAAATATAGTAATGGCAGGAACAGGTGTCGGTAAATCTTTATTCATGTGTCACCATGCTGCTAATTGTTTGTTGCAAAATTTAAATGTTCTTTACATCACATGTGAAATGGCAGAAGAAAGAATTGCAGAAAGAATTGATGCAAACATAATGGATGTTACCTTGGACAGTTTGCGAGAATTACCATATCAAACATATAAAAGTAAATTAGAAAATAATACAAATTCTATCACAGGTAAACTTATTATAAAAGAATACCCTACTGCGACAGCAAACGCAAACCATTTTAGAGTATTAATGGATGAACTTTATTTAAAGAAGAAGTTTAAACCAGATATCGTTTTTATTGATTATTTAAATATATGTACTTCATCACGACTAAAAACGGGAGGAAATATCAACACATATCAATATGTAAAATCAATCGCAGAAGAAGTGCGTGGTTTGGCAGTTGAAAAAAATGTTCCAATTTTTAGTGCGACACAGGTTAACAGATCAGGATTTGCAAGTACAGATGTAGGGCTTGAAGATACATCTGAATCATTTGGTCTTCCAGCAACTGCTGATTTTATGTTTGCTTTGATTTCTACTGAAGATCTTGATGAGAATGATCAAGTTTTGGTAAAACAACTTAAAAACAGATATAAGGATAGTGGAATTAATAGGAAATTTATATAAGAAAAAAACAAGTAAAAAAGGAACATGAGGAGAATAA